TCGATGGGTCAGTGCCCGACCTGCAACGAATCATTATCGGTGTCGATCCAAGTGGAGCCGGCGACCGGGATACTACAGAACATGATCAGATCGGTATCGTTGTGGCTGGCCTCGGAGTGGATGGGAACGCTTACGTACTCGAAGACTGCACTGTCAAAGGAGGCCCTAGACTCTGGGGGCACATCGCAACCACAGCCTTCGACCGGCACCAGGCAGACCTGATCGTAGGCGAAGCTAACTTTGGCGGCGCAATGGTGCAGCATGTGATCCAGACAGCGCGGCCCAGAACGCCATACAAGGCTGTCACTGCGAGCAGAGGCAAGGTAGTGAGGGCCGAGCCGATCGCAGCGCTCTACGAGGTCGGGAAGGTGCGCCACGTCGGATATTTCAGGGATCTGGAGGACGAGCTGGCCGGATTTTCGACCATTGGCTACACCGGAACCGGGAGCCCGAACCGAGCTGACGCTGCGATCTGGGCGCTGTCGGAGCTATTCCCTGGCATTGTTGCAGAGCGGCAGAAGCAGAAGATCAAGCAATTGCCAGAGCAGCGTATGATCTGGGCAGGATGATGGGCGATAACTCGGGACAGCTATATTCTGGCCTGACTCCGATCGAGGAATACGACAAGGCATTGCATATTCTCAGGCGTCATCTGTTCACCGATAAGCATGTGGCGAACGGGACAGGACTATCCATGCATACGGTGCACAGAGTCAGGAATGGCTACATCCCTAAGGCTGTAACGCTCGACAGACTCGTGCGCTGGATGAGGGAGATAAAGGACGAATTACCGTGAGGGAACCATGCAATTAGACGATATCAACATCTCCGAATACTTCGACTCCGCGATCATGCCTTATGGTATGAAAATCACGCATCTGCCGACTGGCCTGAGCGTTCGCGGCAACTGCAAGCATGAGCAGTCCAAGCTGAATCTGCAAAAGACGCTGATGGATACGCTCAGCATCTTCGTAGCTCAAGCCGAGGGCGATAATTCTAATCTGCGGCGCAAGAGCGCGGCGGAGATAGAGAACGAGGAGCTGAAGGCGCGCTTAGCGCGGCTGGAGGCGATGATTATGCGGGGAGGCGAGCGAGTACCGGCTCCTAAGCCTCAGAATAAGCCTCAGCAATCTGCTCCTATTATCAATGAGCAGTCCATACCTAAACGTGGCCGTCTGAGCAAGACGCCGAAGCCCAAGGAAGCAGCAGCCGGCTGGACGCCCGAGCGCCGTGCAGCCGCAGCTCAGCGCATGAAAGATCGGCAGGCAGCTAAGTACGGGCTGACGCCTCCTGCCGAACCTGAGCCTGCGCCCAAGATCGATACGCCCATGGGAGTTATGACCGAACAGGAGTTCATCCGGAAGGCGATGCGGCCGGCGACTGATCCGCCGCAAAAGCTGCCGAAGGCGCACGACAGCCATGGACAGACCGTCGTGAAGTCGAATGTAGATTGGATCAAGCCTTGAAGTGGACGCCATGGCCTCAAGAACTGTTGTATTTGTGAATGGCTGATACTCTCCCACAGGAAGCCGTCGAATTCTTCCGCCGTTCGGAGGATTACAGCAGCCATTATCGCCAGCAAGGGCTAGAGGATCTGCGATTCAGCTATGGTTCGCAGTGGCCTCCCGAGATGCAGAACCAGCGCCATCTCGAAAAGCGTCCGATGTTCACGATCAATGAGACGGATTCGTATATCCGCCAAGTTGTAAATCAGATCCGCCAGCAGCGGCCCAGGATCAAGGCGCATGGGGTCAATTCGAGCGCGGATGCCAAGATTGCGGAAATCATTACCGGACTGACGCGCCACATCGAGGAGTTATCTGATGCGTCTACAGCTTACGATACAGCGGCCGAGTTCGCGGTTCGAATGGGTTGGGGCTATTGGCGCCTTAGAGCCGACTACTGCAACGACGATTCATTCGACCAGGACGTGTTCATTGAGCCTATTTGGAATCCGTTTTCAGTTAGCTTTGACCCGTACTCTCACTCTCCCGACGGATCAGACCAGACCAAGTGCCTGATCTCCGGCCTGATGGCTAAGGAGGATTTCAGGCGGATCTATCCGGACGCGCAGGAAACTAGCTTTAGCGTCCGTGCGGTAGGCGATACGACCGGAGAGTGGCTCACCAAGGATTCGATACGCTGGGGCGAGTTCTACAAGATCGCGAAGGAGAAGCACAAGCTTATCCACCTTTCGGATGGCTCATCCTGGTGGCAGGATGAGATCCCTAGCTCTGAAGTGCTGACTCGCGCCGGCATTGAGGTCAAGGGCGATCGGCAGAGCTGGCGGCATCGCGTGCTCTGGTACAAGGTCACTGCAGTCGAAGTACTCGAATCAAGGACCCTACCAGGACGTTGGATTCCCGTTGTTCCGGTCTACGGTTCGAACTTGGTAGTAGACGGCAAGACGCAGCGTTTCGGGATGACGCGGCACATGCGCGATCCGCAGCAGATTCTTAACTTCACGCAGACGGCGATTATCGAGACAGTTGCGCTCGCCCCCAAGGCGAAATGGGTAGCAGCAGCAGAGGCCGTCACCAATACGATCAACGAATGGCAGGCTGCAAACGTCTCATCCTATGCTCTGCTGCGCTACAACCATCGGGATGAAGCTGGAAATGAGATTCCTATGCCTCAACGGCAAGCTCCTGAGCCACCTCCGCAAGGGTGGCTCGTAGCGGCCCAGAGCGCGCATGATTCACTGCAGCGCGTAGCAGGCATGTTCGATCCAGCTACGACTCGAGACGGGCCAACCAGCGGCAAGGCTCTGAACGCCGAGCAGCAGCAGTCCGATATGTCGAGCTATCATTTCTATGACAACTTCACGCGCTCTGTGAAGCATACGGGACGGATCATCTTGTCGTGGATCCCGGCGTACTACGGCAAACGCCGCATCATGCGCATCATTGGAGACGACGGAAAGCCAGATCTCGTTACGATCAACGACGACCAGGCAGTAGGGAAGATCGAGAACGACCTCACGATAGGCCAATACGATGTCGTCATGGAGACTGGCCCCGGCTACAACTCTAAGCGCCAGGAGGCTGTCGAAAGCATGGCGCCGCTGCTTCAGGGACCGAACAATCCGCTCATGCAGGTCGCTGGAGATCTGTTCTTCCGGAACATGGACTTTCCGGGCGCTGATGTCATCGCCGACCGCCTGGCTGCAGCGAATCCGCTGGCACAGATTGATGACAAATCGGATATCCCGCCGCATGCGCAGATGATGATCAAGCAGCTGCAGACGCAGCTGCAGCAGGCCGGACAGCAGTTGCAGGCTGCTGGATTGCAGATTAAGAGCCGTGCGGATGTGGAGGCGATGAAAGAGGCTGCGGAGTCGCACCGCCTCACCATCAAGGAGAAGGCTGAAACTGAGCGAGAGCGCATCCGCGATCGCACGAAGCAGGAAGACGTGCATGTCAGGGCTCACGCTCAGCTCAGCGCAGAGGAAATCAAGGGCGCGGTGCAACTCATGAAGCAGATCAAGGATCACGGGCACGAGCGCCTGCTAGCGGCATTCGAACATCTTTCCAGCATGGAACAAGCGCAGAACGCGCCGACGAATGGAGCAGGACCATGAGAAAACATGGTCCTGATGGAAAATTCGTTTATACCGGAGACGCGATCGATGCTCGCGGATATAGACGCTTAAATAATGCGCATCAGCATAGACTGATCGTGGAGGCTATCCTCGGCAAACCATTGCCGCCTAAAGCAGAAATACATCATGTAAATGGCATAAAAACTGACAATAGACCAGATAATCTGGTTGTCTGTCCGGATTCGGCATATCACGCACTTTTGCATCTAAGACAAAAGGCACTAAATGAATGTGGAGATGCCAATAAGCGATGGTGTGGTTATTGTCGGACTTACAGTCTACCGCATGGGATGACTGATAATGGCAATGGGTCTTTCTACCATCGTGCCTGCAGAACAAAATGGCAACAAGTATATCGAGCTAAAAAGAGGGCATCGAATGGGTGAACCAACGATAGTGACCGGAGAAAGTCGGGCCGACTTCATGGCATCGCGCGGCAAGATCGCGGTATCTCAAGGGAAGCCCAGCGAGGAAGCGCTGGCGAAGGCTGAGAAGCCAAAGGCTGCCGTCGTCAAGCCTGTCGTAGAGACGACCGGAGAAGTCAAGCCGCCCGAGGAAAAGCCTGCGAAGGGCAGCGTAGATGAACGCCTATCCGAGCTGACAGCGAAGCGCCGAGAGGCTGAAAAGAGGGCTGCTGATGCGGAAAAGCGCGCTGCTGATCTCGAGCGCGAGCGCGATGCAGCCATGCGTCCCAAGGATTCGAAGCCGCGGCCGGAAGATTTCAACGATCCGATCAAGTACGGAGAAGCATACGGCGAATGGCTGGCCGATCAGAAAGTGCGCAAGAAGGACGAAGCTGACCGCAAGGATGCAGAGGAAAAGCGTCAGGCGCGGCTTACCGCTGAGTGGAATCAGCGCTACAAGAAGTGCCAGAAGGAGATCGAGGACTTCGACGACGTCATCATGGCTGAGCCTCTATCCCTGCAGCCCTGGATTCAGCAGGCCATGTTCGAGTCAGAAGTAGGGCCACAGCTGCATTACTACTTCTCCAAGGATCGGGATGAGGCCGGAAAGGTTAATGCGATGCCTGCTCCTGCTGCTCTGCGATATCTAGGCCGGATCGAGGTCAGGATCGAGGCTGAGAACGAATCCAGAGGCAAAAAGAGCAATGTAGAAGCGCCTCCGTTGCCGCTTCCCAAGCGTTCTGAGCCGTTCCGCAGACCTCAGGAAGCTCCAGAGCCGATCAAGCCGATCGAGGGCAGCCAGAGCGTCGGACCAGGCGGTGTGGTCGATGCGGATGGAAATGTGACCGGAAGTTATCTAGAATACAGAAATGCGAGGCGAGCCGGGAAGATCAGATGATGCTGAGAGTGACTTTTATGGGAATCCCGATTTGGTGTTGGGTCCTACTGATCTGTATCGCTCATTGGTGGTAATAGTGTAACTTTTCTTGTGTTTTCTTTTCCAAAGCAGAATACTTTGTATTCAAACTTTGGAGAAGGCAAATGGATCCATTCCTGATCGCTGTAGCGCTGACGATGGTCGATTATGGCCAGACTCGCACGATCGCAGAAAAACCTGCTTATTATCATGAGCTTAACCCGCTTCTAGGAAAGCATCCCAGCGTCGGCGCGGTCAATAAGCACTTTCTGATCGCAACTGCAGCTAACGTCGGATTGCACTATTCGCTGCCAGAACCGTACATAGGAATCCATTCATGGGTGTGGGCCGGACTCGAAGGCGCGTGCGTTGTGCAGAATATTCGAGTAGGAATCGGTATCAGCTTTTGACATCCTCAAAATAGCCATGCTATAAGCATTCCTAGACCGCCTGTCCCGGGCGATATACAGGAACGGGTAGCGCCGACATCCGCGCAAATATCGTGCTGGCCCCCATGGGTTGTTGGGACCGAGATCCCCAACCCACTGAGGACGCCACATGGCTAATACAGAGCTTACGATTTCCAAGATCACCAACGAGGCGTTGATGGTCCTGGAAAACTCACTCACATTTACGATGTGCGTGAACCGCGATTACGACGATCAATACGCGGTCGTAGGCGCGAAGATCGGCGATACCGTGAACGTGCGGCGCCCGGTCCGGGTGATCGGTACCACAGGCCCCAATCTGAATATCGAGGACTTCAACGAGACCTCGATTCCCGTTGTTCTGACGACACAGTTCCACACAGATACGCAGTTCGGTACCAAAGAGCTGGCGTTAAACGTGGATATGTTCAGCGATCGCGTACTGAAACCACAGATCGCTGCCATCGCCAACAAGATCGATTTCCAGGGCACTACGACCGCAGCCAACGGCATTGCGAACATCGTTGGTACTCCTGGCACTCCGCCTACGGCTCTGCTCACCTATCTTACAGCTGCCGCCTTCCTGGACGCTGAAGGGACGCCGCGGGATGGCGAGCGCTCGTGCGTGATCGAGCCGTTCACTTCTGCCACGATCATCGACGCCCTGAAAGGCTTATTCGTACCGCAGGATAAGATCGGCTCCCAGTACATGCGAGGGCTGATGGGCCGTGATTCGGCCGGTATGAATTGGTACAACGATCAGAACATTGTCAGTCACACGTTCGGGTTCGCCACTGGCGCAACCACCGTCACCGTGAACGGTGCGAACCAAGGTCTGGCAACGGGGTGGGCGGCAACATCGACCATCAGTATCAACAACTCGGCCAATAACATCACCCTGCAGGCCGGGGACGTGCTCCAGTTTCCTGGCTCGTTCGCTGTCAATCCGCAGAATCGCCAGGCGTACGGCTCGAACAAGCTACGCAATTTCGTGGTCACTGCGGTTGCTACGCAAAGCGGCGCCGGCAACTTCAATGTGATCGTCTCTCCTGCGGTCATCTATGGCGGCCAGTTTCAGAACGTGACCGCTGCGCCGACCACGGGCGGTACGGTAACGTTCACGAGCCTGCCGACTGCCGGAGCCTCGAGCGCGGTCATTTCTCCACAGAATATCGTCCTGCACCGCAATGCACTGACACTGGCCGTGGCCGATCTGGAACTGCCGGAAGGCGTTCACTTCGCCGGCCGCGCTTCGGATGAGGAAATCGGGCTCAGTATCCGTGTTGTGCGGCAGTACACGATCAATAACGATGCTATCCCGACCCGACTTGATGTCTTGTTCGGCTGGGCGATGCTGTATCCCGAGCTTGGTTGCAGAGTGGCGGCGTAAGGAGCGATCATGACTGGCCGCGCTCTAGGGGTTGCTACCAGTACTTCGATAGGGGAGTCGGTACAGTTCCCCTATATCGCTACCTCCGTTTCACAGACTATCTACATTGCGCCGCAGGCAATGTTCCTGACCCAGGTGTCCTATCGTATTCGGGTAGGGTCTACTTCAGGAACAGTTCAGGTGGTTAAATGTTTGGCTGGAGTGGCTCCAGCTAGCGGCACGGCTATTACTTCTGCGCTGGATATCAGCACGGTTCCGACTGCGGATACAACCATCAATGCAACTCTTACTCAGGGAAACAATAATATTAATACGACCTTGAATGCTGGAGATTGTCTAGCGCTGGTATTTGGTGGCACGTTAACAAGTGGTGTGGGTCTCGTGCAATTGTTTCTCGAACCGCAAGCTTAGTGAGGATAGAAAATGCCTAATCCAGGACCCGCCACTAATATCGTATCCAACTCGATGGCCGAGCTGATCACGGTCAGCCAGCCGGCACGCTACATCTACCCTCAGGATCAGCTCACGGCCGTGACGGCTCCCGGCATGGGATCGCTGAGCTTCCAGTATGTGAACGTCCCCCAAGCCTTCACTGCCAGCCGGGTTGATGCTCTATTCGCCTTCTCGGTCGCCTCGAGCGCAACGACCAATACGTACGGGCTTGCTATCACGGCATTTGCCGGGATCTACACCAATACGAGTCTGGGCTCTGGCACGGCTACCACGGCTGGACTGACGGCGCTTTCTACTGGATCGACAACGGTAAGTTACAGTGTGGCAAGCAATTCGGCAGGCGTAACTCAGCTTAATCAGAGCGCCCTGCGCAATATATCGGTGCCCTTGGGATTTGCCAGCGTCTACGCAGGTGAATACATCGTTGGCTTTGCCATCTCGACCAATACCAGTTCGGTAGGCCTGTCCACGACCGCACTCGGACAAACGATGTCGGTTTATGGCGGCAACCAGTTGCAGACTGCCCAGAACTATGCGGTCGAGTTTACCGCTGCCACGGCCACTTCCGGGGGCCTCTTCGCAGGCATGGGAGTGCACTCGGTAACGCAGTCGGCACCGCTGGCTACGTATGCCATTTCGGACATTAACGCTACTGGCGCTAACCTTTCTGCTGCTAATATCGCGCTAGTGTTTCGCAATGTATAAAGGGTCAAATGAAACCGGAATTGGTGATCCAGGATTTCGGAGGGATACACAACAAGGATCTGGAAGCTTCAAAGAACCGTCTGACCAAGACGGGTTCATGGAAGAAGCAGAGGATCGTTGTAGCCATCCCCGCCGCCGACACCATTCCGGCGAAGGTCGCTCTTAGCCACTGGAATCTGGCATTTCCTCCGAATAACGGCGTAGTCCGCATCCTCGCCCAGGGGATGGAGGTAGGCCACGCCTATTCGACTGTTGTCGAGCAAGTTCTAGCCCATCCTGAACTGAGCAAGTGGGAATATCTGCTGACTATCGAGCACGATAATGCCCCTCCTCCTGACGGTGTGATCAAGCTCCTCGAGCGCATGGAGGAGCATCCGGAACTTTCCTGCATCGGCGGCCTGTACTACACGAAGGGCCTAGAAGGCTGCGCGCAGATCTGGGGCGATCCGAAAGATCCTGTCCTGAATTTCCGTCCTCAGTTACCTGATCCTGCTGGCGGATTGGTCGAGTGCTGCGGGACCGGCATGGGATTCAACCTGTGGCGGCTAAAAATGTTCAAGGATCCTAAACTACGCAAGCCATGGTTTCATACACAGGTTAAGGACGGCCTGATGACGCAGGACTTGTATGCCTGGTCCGACTTCCGAAAGCATGGATATCGCTGTGCTATCGATTGCGGAGTACGTGTCGGGCATTACGATTTGACCGGCGCGTTTGGGCAACCGGACATGATGTACTGAGGATCACATGGGAAAGAAAAGCAATGCCAAGCTTTCTGTCGTTCCGGTCGAAGTTCGGCTCGATATCGGCTGCGGCAAGAACAAAAAGGAAGGCTTTATCGGTATCGACCAGTACAAGATGGATGGTGTCGATATCGTTATGGATGTGCGCGGCCGTTGGACTTACGATGACAATTCAGTTGATGAGGTTCATTCGAGCCATTTCCTGGAACATTTGACTGGAGAAGAACGCGTCAATTTCTTCAATGAGCTTTACCGTGTCCTTAAACCTGGATGCAAAGCAGTCATCATCACGCCGCATTGGGCCAGCAATCGGGCCTACGGGGACTTCACTCATCAGTGGCCGCCAGTGGCCGAGATGATGTTCTACTACCTGTCGAAGAAATGGCGCGAGACGGACGCACCGCATACGGATATCCGCTGGAATCCTAAGGGCTACTCGTGCGACTTCGAATGCACATGGGGCTACGGAATGCGGCCTGATCTGCTGACACGCAATTCCGAGTACCAGCAGTTCGCAATGCAGAACTACAAAGAGGCCTGCATGGACACTCATTGCACGATGGTCAAGAAAGCCTGACGTGGCTACCTGCTTCGCATTCCAGGCGATCGCCGGCCAGTTCCTGACGGAAGCTACTTCTACTCCCTGCACGCCATTTCAGATTGCTGCGCCTGTATCCAGCCCTAATCAGCAGGTTCGCATCATCATCACAGATGCGAGCGTCAGTACCGTTATCGTACATATCTCCTGGGGTCAGACCGCAACCATCGCGAGCAACATAGCGGGAGCTGGGGGTGCGCCAGCTGCAGGACAGACTCCCACTTACAATCAGGCCGGCCTGATGACATTTCTGGGATCGGAAATCGAAGTGCTTGGATTTCCGACCAATGCATGGTTCTCGATATGGACTGAAGCCGGAGGCTCTACCGCAGACGTTTACATGACTCCAGGCGAAGGCGTCTAGATGGCTCTGCATGGCGCCCCTACCGTCCTTCCAGCAGGAATAGCATCGACTGGGGTCGGTCCGCTCGCCTTCCCGAATCGGACAATATTTCCCGAAGGAAACCTTACAGCAGTAACCGGCCCGGGTCAGGGCAGCATGAGTTTTCAATACATGCCGGTTGGTGACGCTTTCACCGCAACCCGCATGGACGTCTTAGTTGGAATGTCTCTGGCATCGACTGCCAGCGCTGTTACTTACGGATTGGTCATAACGGCAATCGCTGGCATCTACAGTAGGAATGCCTCGACGCTCAGTTCCATGTCAACGGCTTCTACGACCGTCAGTTATAGCGTTGCGAGCAATACTGCCGGACAGACGCAGCTTAATCAGGCGGCCGTGCGGGCGGTTTCAGTGCCGCTGAATGTATCGTTCATTCCTGGCGAATATTTCGTGGCGTTTGTTATGTCCACCAATACCAGCTCGGTAGGGGCAGCGACAACTGCATTGGGACAGACGCTATCGATGTATGGCGGCAATCAGATTCAAACAGCTTCTAACTTCGCCGTCGAATTCACGAATGCAACAGCTACATCAAGCGGGCTGTATGCCGGAATGGGCATCCATTCGGTCGTCCAGAATGCCGCCAGCGCTACCTATGCGATATCGGATATCAACGCAACCGGGGCGAATCTGTCGGCGGCCAATATTGCCTTAGTTTTCCGAAATGTCTAGATGGGAGGCTGAAAATTCCTCAGCCCTTAAATATAATCTCATCGGCCTTCCGGTCGATCGGCGCCTTCGGCTCTGGCGATACGATAGGAACGCCCGAAACCAACGACGCGTTTTATCTGCTCAATGAGATGCTGGATCAGTGGTCCAATGACCACTTGCTGGTATTCTCTGTCCAGGAAGTCATCCTGGAGCTGATCGGTGGACAATACATCTACACCATTGGACAGGGCGGTTCTGTGGGTTCGTCAGTTACCGGATCCGTTAGCGGAACAGTGCTTACTGTCACTGCTCTGGCATCGGGAGCTATCTCGACAGGACAAATTATCTCTGGTACCGGTGTTACGGCAGGTTCAGCCATCACCAGCCTTGGAACGGCTTTTGGTGGCAATGGTAATAATGCCATCGGAACCTACAATCTGAATCTATCGTCCCCAGCGACCGGCAGCATCACGATCACTTCCTACCAGCCAAGGCCGATGCGCATCAATACGGCTTTCGTGCGGATCGTGAACAGCATTACCGGTACTTTGGACTACGACGTCGATGTATGGCCCTACGAGCAATATCAGCAGATCGGGATCAAGACGCTTCCCGGTCCGTGGCCGAAAATCATCTCAATGCTCCCGACCGAACCGCTGGCAAGCCTGTACTTCTTCCCTAATCCAAGCCAGGGAGAAATGCACATATTCGTGGACACGGTGCTGAATAACTTCTCGACCATCAACGACAATATCGTGCTTCCCCAGGGGTATCAGGGGGCGATGCACTGGGGACTGGCAGAGCTGCTGATGCCTGAATACGGCAAGCTGGAGCCTACCCAGGTCCAGATGGTTACCAAGTTCGCGGCGGCCGGCCGTTCTCTTATTCGCCGTACCAATATGGTCCCGCAGATGCCAGCATCGTTCGATGATGTACTGCAGCAGAAAATACGCAAAGACGCAGGCTGGATTCTCCACGGGGGCTTTGCTTAAAATATGGAAGATCGTCGAAAGGGAGTACTTAACGATGACGAATTCGAAGCAATTGCAGCTCGTGCGGCTCAGATCGTCGAGCAAAACCTATATGCAGCCGTTGGAAAAAGCGTCATATCCAAAATTCTATATCTGGCTGGGGCGGCGATTGTCGCGGTGGCTGCTTGGCTCGCGGGGGCGGGCAAGTTCAAGATAGGAGGCTGAAATGAGTGACAATCAGCAACAGGGAACGATTCGAATGCCCACCCAGGATCCGCCGAAACCGGATCCTCTGTGTCCGATTTGCAAACAGAATCCCCATGCTAATTCCTGTGGGATGTGGTCGCCCTATCAGGGATGGCTCAAGGAGCATCAGAAGTGAACCTGGTCGATCAGCTGAAGCGAGATGAAGGCGTCCGCTATGTTCCGTATCAGGACTCGCTCGGCTACTGGACTTGCGGAGTCGGGCACAAACTGTCCGGAGCGCCGGTCTCGATGGATCCGGTCAGCGACGAGCAGGTAAATCAATGGCTCGATGCGGATATCCTGACCGCACAGGAAGGGCTGGCTCCATATCACTGGTACCAGATCCAGGACGAAGTGCGCCGTGCTGCCTGCGTGAATATGGCTTTCAATCTGGGGGTGCATGGATTGCTGCACTTCCCCCACATGCTGGCCGCGCTCGATATAAACGACTGGGAAACCGCAGCCGAAGAAATGGCTGATTCTCTTTGGGCTAAGCAGGTAGGAGAGCGAGCAAAACGGCTAGAAACACAAATCCTCACAGGGATATGGCAGTAAAATGAGCTTCCTCGATCGTTTGAAGTTAACGTACCTCGACAAAGATGGAAGCTGGGCAGTACCCGAGATGGTTGCGACTGTTGCTGCTTTTAATTGCATCGTTTGCCCTCTTATTGATTGGATTCGTGGGACTGCTAACTATCCTATCGTGGCTGTCACTTCGTCTCTTAGTGGCATCGTGCTTGCGCTCGCTGCGGCTCAAAGGGTAAGAGACGGCCTTTGGAAGGCTGGAGATACACCAACGCAATAGGGACCCGATGTGCTTCAATCTATGGCAATACGCGTGCTGGCTGCGATCGTGGTGGCTGGATTATGCGCGGCAATGGGTGCATTGGCTGGATATCGCTATGAAAGAACCCGATGGGACGCAGACACAGCAGCACGTGACCTGGCGGCCGCCAATCAACAACGTGATACCGCTGTTACGAACGAGAAAAACGCAGCAGAAACGCAAAGGGTAAACGATGAAGCTGTCGCGATACAGTCTGCTCAGTCTGCTTATATTTCTGACTTCCTGCGCAATCCAGCCAAAGTACGTAGCAGCCACGTGCCCAGCCCCGCCGCAGGCCCCTCCTGCCCTGCTGTCGCAGCCAACGGATCAGGAAGTGGATCAGATCATCCTGCGCCTCAAGGCCCTCTTGCCATACAGGACCCCGATATCACCGCAGTCGCTCTTGCAGGATGGAGCCAAGTACGGCTTTGGCGTGAGTGGTGTCGCGGAGTTCCGGGATGCGTCGGTCCTAGTTCCCCCTGAATGAAATGGATTTTGACTTCTGCGGGCCAACCTATGTAGCTCGTTCGATCTATGCGAACGATGAGGAATGTTACAACTTATACGCTGAAGTCCTGCAGGTAAAGCGTCCTGACGGTCGAGGTCAGGTCAATCTATATCCGGTTCCAGGTAAAACCACGCTTCTGACCTTCGCCGATCTGGCCGAGGTACGAGGTGTCGGCGTATTCAGCGGTAGCACGATCCTGATAGCGGTCTGTGGCGCGAGCGTCTATAGCGTATCGACTGGCTTCGTTGCAACGTTCGTAGGGAGCTTGGCGACTGCATCCGGTCCGGTATCGATCGCCGACAACGGTACGCACGTCATGATCGTGGATGGGAATAGCCGGTACGTCTATGTACCTGGAACAGGGTATTTCTCGTCCATAGGTACGGG